TTGAATAACTATAAATTTATCCTTTGGAAGAGTACCTGCTACACAAACTTTAAGTTCGTCTTCATTAGACCAGGCACCACTTTCTACAAGTTCTTGAAGGGCAAGAGAGAGTTGCCCAAGCATATTAGCACTCATTAATAAGTTTCTGCGACTTTCTCAACAGCATAACCCAAAAGCACAAAAAATGCAACTGAGATAATGGTAAAAATTGTTTCAGTCATCAGAAGATTCCGAAGAAGAAGTTGCCAGTGCTAACATAAGAAATAATACCAGCAACAAAACCGACCATTGCCCAGCGTCCATTGGTTCGCTCCTTGACTTGATTGGGAGTCAGCATCCCATAATTTTCATAGTACATAGTGGGTTCTTTGGCAAACATATTTTGTTGCCCATGCTCATTAGTTGTTACAGTCATTGTACATTCATTAAGAATTGTTACAGTATTATATAGCAAAAATAAAGGGGCGTCAAGCCCCTTTATTGAATTATTCGGTTTTGGTTTCTTGACTTTGTTGCTGCTCCCTCATTATATTCTCTGTTTCGGGGGGAAGAGTTCCGTAATATGGATCATACTCAAATACAGAATCCCAACTTTCAATAGTATTTGAAGTATTTCTCCAAAAATTCCAAAGTCCATCATAACTTGTTTGATGAAACGCTGCAATGTGTTCACCATGAATTGAAGATCCTAATTCAATCTTATACATGAACAAAGGAACTGCAAAAGTATTCCCTGAATTATAAATCAAATCATCAGCAACAGCACGAGGTTTAACACCATTATCCAACTTATACTTCCCATCACGTTCATGAAGTGCTAAAAGTTTTGTTGCATGATGCCTAGTAATCATATAACAAGCAGTAGAAAAATCATTCACAAATCTCTTATGCATTCGAATAGAAATTTGAATGGGATTAATAATAGCAAGTTGGACAACATCATAATCATAAGGGACTTTGGAATAAAAATCCCTCCATGTAAATTGCCAATGTTTGACAGTATCAAGATCGCAATCATCTTCCATCATGATTGCACAAGGAGAATCAGATGTCTCCAACCATTGCTTCATGGCCTTAAGATGGGAAGTTACACAACCCACTTCACCAGAAGTCATCATATCAGGATACTTTCCTTTTAAGATATCGCTTAGATCATCTTGTCTGCCATCATATGCAGAAATACGAGTATAGTTTTCAATTCCCCAATACTTAAATTGTTCTTCCATATACTGTGCTCTCTCTGGTTGCCCATCAAGGTTCAGATAATAGATTGGGGGAAGTCCGTTTAATTTATGTAATGATTTATTTTTGTCCATAATTTTATACTGGGTGATAATGGATGTGGTTAATACGATATTCTTCAACTACTTCTGCAATATAATCGATCATTTCATCTGTAATTACAGGAGAACAACCAACGAAGAAAACATTGTCAAGAACTTTACATGCATTTGGATAATTACGAGCATCTTCCAAATGCTTATATGCAGGATGCATTAAAATATTTCCTGCAAAATAATTACGAGTTTGAACTTTGTGATTTTCAAGCCATTTGACTAGACTTGATTTCTCATACTCACAAACAATTGGTACACCAAACCAACTTGTTTCTGCTTCAGGTCTTTCATCAATCACTCTGGTGAAAGGAAGAGTTTCGAAAATCTTTTGAAGACGTTCTTTATTATGGCGGCGTTTCTGGTGAATTTCCTCAGTTTTAGTTAACTGAACTTGACCAATTGCACCCTGAAGATCTGCTGGTTTAAGATTATATCCAATATTACCAAAAACGTATTTGTGATCTACAATTTCATTGTATCCTTCAAGCCAATAATCAAATCTTTTTCCACACACACCACACTCTAAAAGATTTTGTGATCCTACACAATAACAATCACGACCCCACCAGGCAAAAGAACGAGCAATATCTACAATCTCTTTAATGTTGGAAGAAACCATCCCACCTTCAATTGTGGAAATATGGTGTGCAGGATAAAAAGAGCAAGATGCAGCAACTGCATGTTTGGTCAAATATTCATCCCGCCACTTGGATCCAAGACTGTCGCAATTGTCAGAAATAAGTTTGATATTGTACCGATGACAAATATCAAGAAGTTTGTCATAGTCATAAGGATTTCCAAGAACTGGTGATGAAAATACTGCTCTAGTTCTTGTTGTGATTTTTGATTGTATTTGATCCAAATCCCAATTAAGATCAGAATAGTCAATATCGACAAAAACTGGTTTGAGATTATTTTGAATAATTGGATTAATCGTTGTCGGAAATCCACATACGCAAACAATAATTTCATCACCATCATTCCATTCAAAATACTTCTTAAGAGCAGCAATCATTACGAGATTAGCAGAACTGCCAGAATTTACCATCACAGAATGACCAAATCCAAACTGCTTTGAAAATTGGCGCTCAAACTTATTAACTTCCTCTCCAGAAGGAAGCCATTTTCCACTTAAAAGAGTTGTAATTGCTGCTGCGACTTCTCTTTCATCCCAATAAGGTCCAGAATAATAGATGTTACTTTTACCTTTTTCATAATAGTTATTACAAATATAAGGAAAAAGTTTTTCACCTTTGTCCTGCAAATTTTTGATAAATGATGAAACTTCGTTTTCTACCGACATAATTCTTGAATAATTAAATCATTACTAATTTCCTGAGTAAATCCAAGTCCTTTCAATTTGGAAGTATCCATCCAGAAACTTTCAGTTTGAACAATCTTATGGAACTCAGGGGTTGGTTTACTTAAAATGTTTGAAGTAGATCCTAAGTAGGTCTTTGATGCTTCTATTATATCAGAGACCCTGGTTGGTTGTCCACTACCAATGTTATATATTTCATTAAAATTTCCCTTTCTACACACCAACTCAATTGCTTTACACACATCATTGACATGCATTACATCACGATAAGCCCCGCCACCATCATAAAGATATACATCTTCATTTCTTTTCAATAAATCAATCATGTATGTAAGTGCATTCTTTTTAGCAGATACATTACCGTCCCCCTTACCAAGAACATTACACAAACGTAAAATTCTATACTTTATATTATAAGTTCTACAAAAAGAAATTAAAATTTCTTCTGCTGCTCTCTTAGTAATTGAATAGAATCCAGTTGGTTTACAGACATCCGATTCCCGTGCAGGAAGCGGTCCATCACCATAAACAAACCAAGAACTAATATAGTTAATGGTATACTCAGAATTCCTACAGTAGTCAAGAACTTCGCAAAAAACTTTAAGGTTAGTTTCAACATCTAAAGTAATGTTTGAGTGTACATTATAATTATGCGTCGTTGAAATAAAATAAAGGAGATTATTTGTTTGTGGTTTTCTTTCTTCTCTTTGTTGCTCTAGAATAAGATCTGGAAAAAGATTACAGAAGTTACTTCCAACAAATCCAGAAGATCCATAAACAGAATATGTCATACAATTATCCATCTTTCAGGAATTAAATCTCCAGTGCTTTTATCCGCATTTCCTGGACCAAACCATTTGGAAGGAGCAACAACTTTTCTAGAATTAGCAAGCCATGCACCCCACCAACTAAAAGAACTATTTGCAATAATATGATCTGAACACAGTGTCATTAGGCAAAGATCTACAGCATTATCAGTATTTTCTGAAATCATAAAACGATCATCAGAAAAAATTGATTGTTGCTGACACCATTCAGGATCATCAGAAAAAACAATTACAGTTCTATCATCATCAAACTTTTTTAATGCCTCTTTATAGTACTCAATATCAAGAGTAGTATGATTAGAGTTTGTCGTATAATCAGTACGACGAACATGTAGTGAAATGGGAGATTCAATTCCAAACATCATTTCTCGACAAGGTTCAAGAATGTGTTGCCTAAAAGTAAAATCTTCTTTAATACTATGAGCAATATGAGAAAAATATTTTTCTGATTGGAAAAATCCCCATAAAGAAATATCATTTGGACATTGATTGAAAAGAAGAGGATCAAATCCAAAAGTAGTTTCTTTTGCTACTGGAGCATGTCCCATATCAAGATACTTGACATTTTTGGGAGGAAGATGATGAAGTTCAAAAACTTCAAATAATTGGTGATCCTGCCAAACGTCCCTAAAATTGGAAGGAGGAATTCCAAAATCATATCCACGATTAGCAGCAATGCCACGAAGACTTGCATACTGGAACATTTGATTCCCAAGTCTTCCAAGTTTACCAAGATAATTAAACGCTAACATTAAGTTCTCTCCTTCTGTTTACGACGTATGGTTGATGTTCAAAATAATCAATTAAATCATTTTTAGACTGTTCACGAATCCATCTCCATAAATTATCATTTTGAATAAATTTAGGATTGTGATAATGTGAATTATGAGTTCTTCCGTGTTCAAAGTGGAAAATATGAGAATCAATTCTTCCAACATTATATCCTAGACTATTAAATCTAAAATAGAATTCGCAATCTTCTGCTCCCCATGAAAGAAAACTTTCATTCCACATATATCCTTCAATCACTTTAGCACGATTATAGAATTGCGTCCATCCAATCGTAGAAGCCTCATGTCTGCAGCGTGGAGCAATCACATTCAGATCAAATCCACTCTCCAAAAATTGTTCAAAAATTGGAATAGGATAATCAACTTGATATTGATAAATTCCACAACCATATGGATATACAACATCAAACTGCCCGTTTTTAATTAAATCATATGCAAGTTGATGACTTTCAACTGGATATATGACATCAACATCGTGACTAGCAACAATTTCAGTATCAGCAGCAACAATTAAATCGTTTAGATATCTTGTTTTATGAAAAATATCTTCATCGTTTTCTTCAAAAATATGCCGTAAATTTACAGTACTAACATATCTTTCAATATATGGAATTGCCTTTTCAGCAAATACCGACTTCTTATCAACTTCTTTAACTATAACTTTTGCTTTTGGAAATTTAGTCAAAAGGTAAGTTACAGAAGTAATAATATTTTTTAATCTGTCTTCCGTTTCAATTCTGGTAGGAAGAATATAAGTAATGTCATTCATCATTCTACCTCAATTTGAATCCATCTTTCAGGAATTAAATCTCCCATGTAATAGTGATTATATTTTTCACCAAACCAACGTTTAGGAGCAACAATAGGTTGTGTTGGATTTTCAATTAACCATGAACCCCACCAACTCATTGAACTATTGGCCATAATTCCTCCAGTACAAAGGGACATCACACACATATCAAAATATGGAATTAGTGCATGTTGTTTCCCATCGTTTGTGTCACATTTCTGAGGATACTTTTCATTATATTCAGAAAGCATAAAACGATCATCAGAAAAGATTTCTTGTTGTTTACACCATTCAATATCATCAGAAAAAACTAATACTGGAGATGATGCATCAAAATGAGTAAGTGCTTTTTGATAATAACTAATTGGGCAAATGGGGTGTGCATATTGATGATTAATATAATCACCACGACGAACATGTAGAAAAATTGGATTGTCCAGTTCAGACATTATTTCTTTACATGGTTCTAAGATTTCCTTTTTAAAGGTAAAGTCTTTACGAATCACATCTGCAACATTTTCAAAGTATTTTTCACTTTGAAAATAATCATGAAGATTTACATTATTTGGAAGATTGCGAACAAATTCTCCATCATAATGAAAACATCCAGTTTCAACACTATGACGATTAACATACCCAAAGTTTTCATCTTTTACCGAACTCATCTCAAAACAGTCAAAAAGACCATAGTTTGAGTCACCATAACTATCTGGTTTTGGAACTACCCAGTCATATCCTCTAGCCGCAGCAATTCCACGAAGACCAGCATACTGGAACATTTGATTCCCAAGTCTTCCGTTTGATCCTAATCGATTATAACCAATTGGCATTATTCCACCTCTTTAAAATAGTTAAGATAAAGAAAATCTTCAAGAACTTCATATTGTTTTGCTCTTTCCAGATTATCTTTGATTGCATCCATTTTACTATAGTATATTTCTTCTGATACGTCAAACTCTTCCGTTAATCGAATAATTCCATCCATATTAAAATACTTACCAATATCTGGACTACCAAGATAAACGGGAATTGTTCCAGTCGCAAAACAATCTAAAATCTTTTCCGTAAAATAAGAATCATAAAATCCATTCTCAATTACAACAGAAAACATATAGTCACACAATCCTTCTTCTTTTAGAACAATTTCATTGAATCCTCTACCGTAAAGATCAACTTGATCTCCAATCATTTCCACCCATTTAAGACGAAGTTTTTGTCCCGTTGTCATTTGTTTATTGGATGCAATCATCGAAATCATTTTTGTTTTCTCATAAACTTTAGGATTACGAATCCAAAATCCTTGGGCTGGGCACCACTTAAATCTAGAATCTAATTCAAGAAGTTCTTGATTATGAGTAAAAATTGTATCGTAAACTTTGAAATATTCTTGATAATGATTTTTTACGGACGAAAAAACATCTGGTTTGATAAACTTTGATTCTAAAATCCATCCATATTTTTTCCCCTGCACCCCATCAGAAAAAGCATAATTGATTGTATCATCAACATAAAAAGTGCGTCCAATGGTTGGGTCTTTTACCCATTGAACATATTTTGATTCTTTTCCATGAACTGAATAACCTTTATTACCACCGGTTAGATGAGTAAATGCATCACCAACAAGATTAAATTTTACTTTCATTTTTTATATGCTTTAATACAATCAATTAAACCATTTTCATCAAATGTAATTACATCAACAACTTGTAGTTCTTCTACACTATTACTACCTTTAGGTGTTACTTCAATAGTAATTTCCACAGCATAAGAATTGTTACCACCATAATAAGAATATGGATGAACTGAAATATTATCTACAGAGTCAAAAATTCTTTTGTTTGCATTTAAGACATTTTCTTTTCCTATTTCGTAAATATCCCAATCAGTTAGAATTACATCTTCAGAAAACATTTCAGAAAGACCATCAAGATCTTTGTTTGAGAAAGTTTCAAAATACTTTTTAAGTTTTTCTTTCATTTTTTACCTCATGTAATTTTGACGAATAAAATTTTTAACAGGACAATGGCGACTATAATTTGTTCTTTTTACACTAAAATATCCTTCATTTCTTTTTTGTTCTACTTGCTCAGGAAACAGAAAATGATTTTTAAGTGCACGATTTGAAGGATCATAAGTCCCAAAATGAGCAGGGAATTCCCAAGGTTGACCAGACATGAGAGCCATATAACCCGGAAAAATGCTAATCATGTCCTGATTATAGTATGTTTGCAAACAAGAGTCAACATTTTGTTTTGCAAGTAACATAGACTCCTTTGTAAGAGTCAAACATTCCCAATTAGATGGCATAGGAGTTTCAATGTTGTATTGTTTATACAAATCTTTTGGATCCCAACGCCCATATGGTTGTTGAAGCGGAAAACCAATAATGGTTTTATCCATATCTTTTCCTATGTACAATTCATCCCAATTTTCTGCATTATAAAATTGAACATAGTTTACACCTTTTTCAAAATGAATTTTATCAATAAAATATTGATTGGCAGAAACTAAACAAAAGTGATCAAAAGAATTAATTTCTTCTACACTTAGAGCATTCAAAACTTTACCATATGCACCAAAAATAAAATTAGAATAATTGAGTACACCAGGAATATGACGTACTCTTATTTTTGGATGCTCAATATTTGGATGATTAACAATAAAATCACAATCATCATGAAAATATTGAATATTCTCAATCATATCATTGAGATCATCAACATCTTGTTCAAGAGAATGTGCAAAAATAATAAAACAACAACGACTCATTATTATTTCTCAGTATAATACTCTTTTGGACAACTAATTAAATGCCTACTACAAATATCAATATCGGCATCATGCTTGCTTCTGAGATTGCCATCCTTCATACCAATCCAAAATTCTGCATTATGTCTCAGTGTTGCTTTTTGAGGAGCACCAGGATGATCAATTTCAGAAATTTCAGGAAGTGTTTTAATATAATCAGAATTTGCCCACCACATATTTCCAGAAAAGTGTGTGGAATATGGCCAAACTGATTTATCAATTAAATCAACTCCAACTGCATCACATGTTTCAAGCTCTTTTAAAGATTCTTCAAACTTATTAATATTTTGATAGGTAAGATATTTTCTCCAAGTAGGAATATGTAAATTACCAGGACTTGTAACACCTCTCAAATGAGTATAAAGAATTCTAGTATTAGTTTCACAATTATTGGCAAATCGCTTTAATTTTTTTAAAGTATAAAATTCACCATATTCAACAGATTGTTGAAGATTAGTTGAACTAAGTGGATCATAATCAACTTCAATTTTATCGGATTCTGGAATCATCAAATCTTCATTTCCGACAACACAAAGATTAATCTTATCTGCTGCATCAAAAAGTCCCGAGTTTATTACCTCAGTAAACATTTCCTCAAAAATTTCTTGGAATTTAAGTGCAGCGACAATGTGAAAGTAAATTGCAATGTTATTCATCTTCCTTTAATAAGCATAAATTGTTGAATAGCAAGTTCGTCTGGTTCGTCAAACGCACGATCTTTATATTTTAAAAGTCTAACTGAAGAATATTTGTTGATTGAAAAATTATACTTTTGTCTAATTCTCAACGACCAATCAACATCTTCACTTTGTCCCCATGTCAAATTTTCATTCAATGGAAACTCTGCCATGATATCCTTTTTTCCTACCCAATATGCGCCGGAAAAATACATATACTCTGACAAATGGGTCATATCATAAGGAATTAAACATCCTCTTTGTCTGGTTACAATACCATCCACGAAATTATCATTATGCGGCCAAATGCACCAATCACGATACCTTGTACCATCTTTATTTAACATTCTAGTCATACAGACTTTAAAATCATCACCATAGTGCAAAAATCCTTGATACCAATCAGGTTCAAAAATAACATAGTCATGAGTATAGACTACATTATCATATTTTGCATTTTCAGTAATTAGATTTTTCTTTTTAGTAATCCATTTTCTTTTAATATTTTCATTAAAAGGAATGATTCTTGTTCGCATCCGAGATACATCCGAATTTCCAATAATAAGGATTTCATACTCGGGAATATTCAAACGTTCAATACTATCGATTACTAAATGAACGTTATGATCTTCTTGTCCAGAAGATATAATTCCAAAAGTAAATTTCATACTTAAAAACCCATTCCATATTTTTTATCTACTTCTACAAGTGTAGATGTTGTGCCATCATTATCTTGATAGGTTAGTTGAGGAATTGCCAAATGATATTGGGTTCCATATGTACTATGTAGTTGTGCAAATGCACCGTCAGCTGTCCAAAGAAGATCTTTATTAATCTCAAGTATTTTTTCGGCGCAATGATTTCTAACGTTCATACTGTGCGTCCAACCAACACTTCCATTAGACAGATTTAATTTATTTGAATATGGAGATGTAAATGGGCAATCATATCCCAAATAAAATACCGCATAATTTTCAGGAAGTTCAGAATAATACTCAGGTAATTCTACTACATTTTCGCTAAAAACACAATCATCTTCCAGAATCAAAACATTGTCCAAATTTTCATCAATCATTTTTTGATAAATTTGGTAATGACTTAATGCACACCCAAGTTGACCTCGTGTTAATCTAGATCCTTTTGATCGATAATATTCAACATCAATATCTCTACCATATGCACCATAAAAAAATTCGTATTCAACTCCTTCAAGTCTTTGTTTCATATTTTCAATTCGATCATCAAATGAAGGAATTGTAATCACTAAAATTTTATCAAAAATTTCATTAAGAATTTTCATTGTCTCATTAGAGTATGTTTGTAAATATATTTTGTAAAACCTGTGTTTTTACGATATTGAGTTGCATCCCAAATCCAATCACCAACTAGAGAAGCAGAACAATCAAATCCGCAAGTATAATGAGCAATTGCACCTAAAACTCTTTCTGTTGCGAATGTATCATTCTTACACTCGGCGGTTAATTTGTCAACACCAAACTGTTTTAATAATCTTAACCCCATTTGTGGAATGTAAAAATTATTGTTTAATACTCCGTGAGCATGATGTAAAGGCCAAGATTTTCCATATAAGTTGTAAAAAACATCTTCTCCACATCCAGGACAAGGATCTTCTAGAAGTGGATAAGATGCAGGAGCTACCATTTTAATTCCTTGAGAAGGAACTCTTAAAATATGTTCCCAATCTTCTGCAACAATTTCAACAGAGTCTTGAAACATGAAGTACTCTGTTTCTCCTGGGTACATATTAGTTGCAAAATTAAATGCACCAATCTCATACTTTAAATTGCTATTTTCAAGAAAAGCATCATACTTTTCAGCAATTTCTCTAGATTCTTGAGAATCGGATGTTTCTATACAAATAATTCTATGAAACTCTTTTGAAAACTTACGAATGGAACTCAAACATTGCTCAAGAACATCAGGACTCTTATGAGTACATACAATAATCATTTTAATCTCCAATAATTTTATCAAAAATATCAACTATATATTCGATTTGAAAAAGTCTAGTATTATTTACATAATTTGCGGTAATATAATCAGCATATAAATCTTTATCATTATCAATTTCTATAATTCTTTCAATTACCTTTTCATCACTACCATAATCATTCCAATTAATAAAACTATTGGAATTAAAATCACAATCAATTAATGGATTTCCCCAATAGATAGGAATGCTCATTGCAATCATTGGTTCAAAAATCTTTTCAGTAGTATATCCTATTTTACCTTTATACTCTGAAGAATTTTCAAAAGCAATAGAAAATTTATACTTTCTTTGAACTTTACATTTTTCAATCGACCCTTCAATACTTCCAGATTCCCCAGGAACAAATGGACCATTATTAAAATGCAAACCTAGCGCATCAACACGTTTATAGTCAGACAGTTTTTGAAAAAACTCAGTTCTTCTTGGAGTTCCTCCAGGACCTCTTGCAATATAATTACAGAATTCAGATTTATTGAACAAAGATTCAAGTAAATTTGATTTGTTTAAAATTACATCATATGAGTTTGTGAATCCCATTTTGTAATAATCATATGCATAAAGAAGATACAATGGAACTCTAAAAAATTTTGGATCATCAATATAAAAAGATGTAAATGCATAATCATTAACACCCAATTCGTAAAATGGTTCGCCACTGAAATAAACCATTTTTGCATCTTGATATCTTTCAATAAAATGATTACTTACTACAATATCAGGATTATCTGGAGTTACTTCGACATTATACCTATGAGATAATGCATAAGTAAATAAATTGTCATAGATGTCAAATCTACCCCAGAAAGAGGTAAACCATACTTTAATACTTTTCATAAATCAATGACACAATCTGGTGGAATTTCTTGATGTTTTTCATAAATCCATGACTCCCAATCAATCTTAATATCATGTTCAAGTCCATGATCTTTTACAGCTTGAAATACTGGAGGATATGCAATATCATGTCCTGCCAAAACACCACCATATTTTACTTTTGGTAACCACTTCTCAATATCTTCATAAATGTATTCGTACTCATGATTTGCATCAATAAAAACAAAATCTAAAGATTCATCTTCATATAATTCAACTGCTTGCATTGATGTCATTCTCATCGGAGTAATATATTCATTTACGGGTTGAATATTTTTTAAAAAAGTTTCATATAAATTTAGAGTTTGATCTACGCATCCAGTATCATAATTTTTAAAATAATCATCTACAGATGAATCCAAATCATACCAAGGATCAATGCAATCAAATTTTATTTTTTTACCAGAGTTAATAATTTCTACTGCCATGGCAACAGCAGACTTTCCTTTCCAAGATCCAATTTCTACAAAGTGACTTCCACTTGGAAATCTTCCAACCATTTGTTGGTAAAGTTCCAAATAAGAAAACCAATTTTCCCCAAATTGTTCTTCTGCATAAAAATGTTCCATTTCAATTATTTTGGGGAGAAAAATCCCAAGATCCAGACATAGGAATATTTTTAAATTCTTCTGGAAGATTATCTACATCAACAAATTTAATTTGATCTTTATCTTTAGATTTTAAAAGATTATCAAGTTTTTCAATACATTCTTTTTCTCTTTGTTGTTCTCTAATCATAAGATTGTTTCCTCCTTTTTTCTTATATATTCAACATTATCACTGCAGATACCGTAACAACCGTACACTAAAAGATCATTAAAATCTGAAATATCAATGTTCCATTCTGGCATCACCATTACTGAATTTGGAGTATATGTTTTTCCAGGATAAGTCCAGATATAATTTTTACTAGTCAATGTAAAATCATCTTCCTGATGCCAGAAATAATTATATCCTCCAGTTTTAGATACAAAATAATTAAGTGCATCAATATTTTTACAATGAATCCATAATTTTTCCATACGTTGGGCTAACCAATATGGAGTTACAAGATATTGTGGTTCATCATGCCCTAGATAAAAATTGTTTTCAAAGGTGTCATAACGAATGTCAATTTCTACATCATATCCTTTGCTGATGGCAATATCAATATATTCTGGTTTATTTTCTTCTAATGGTTTTGATCCATTAGTGTTTCCTCGATGTGCAATGAGTTTCATCCTTTATAGTGCTCCAAGAAATAATTTAAATCTTCAGGAGTTCCGATGCCCCACATGCCAGGAATATCTTTGATTCTAATTTTTTTACCGTCCTCAATTGCTTCATTAAATACTGGACAAACATAAAACTCATTGTTTGTTCTAATATTTTTAGAAATCATTTGCTCAGCATACTTAACATAGTCGGAACCTTTTTTCCAAAAATAAATTCCAACAGTAGCATTATCACTAATTGGTTTCTTCTCTGCAACTTCAGAAACAAATCCATCCACACCAACCTTAGCATAAGACCACTTTGGATGTGTTGCTTTAAATGTAAGAATACCACCGTCAATGCCATCGGCATTAAAAGCATAAAGACATTCATTACTGTTCCACTCTACAAACTGATCAGAGTTTGCCATTACAAGTGGTGCATCATTATCAATAAACTCTTTAGCAAGCAGAGTAGTACAAGCAGCACCTTCAGTTAAACCATCAACCTGAACGATATTACAGTTAGGTGCAATTAAGTTCAAAAGATACTGAAGACTATACTTTTCATAGTGTTCTTTTTGAACGATAAATGTATAGTTTGCTTCAATGTTTAAGTTCTCAACCACAACTTGAATCATTGGTTTACCATTAACTTCAATTAATGGTTTAGGAAAGGTATAACCAGCATTCGCAAAGCGACTACCAGCACCTGCCATAGGAATAAGAACATTCATTTTTTCAGACTTCCAAGGAATATGACTTATATTTGATTGAGAAAGAATATTGATTGCTTCATCAATTTTTTCTTGCGACATATTATCACGATTTTCAACAGGAATTAAATGCGCTTTACTATCCAAAGCTCCCTGTCTCCCAATATGACTATCTTCAAAAATAACAGTATCTTTAGGAAGTGCATTACATGCAGTCATACACTTCCAGTACATTTCGGGAAATGGTTTATTTCTTACTACATCTTCATTACTTACATAGTAGTCAATAAATTCAAGAAGACCTAATTTTAAAAGAACAAGTTTAACAGTATTACGAATACTATTACTAGCAACAGCAATTTGATAATCTTTATCCTTTAACTGCTGGAAATAATACATTAATTCATGATCATGATCTAACTTTGAAAAAATTTCAAGAGTCGCTTTTTGTTTGTCTTCCCAAATCTGTTGATGCTTATCTACTGGAAGATTTTTCTTCTCAGTTAACATAGATAATTTTCTAGAAGTTGGAAGACCATCATAGAGACTTAAATGCTCATCTCTGGTGATTACATACTTCTCATCAATATTTGACAAAGCACGATTAAGTGCCTCATAGTGCATATCTCGACTATCGACTAAAACACCGTCAAGATCAAAAATTACTAACTTATTCATTAGATAAAAACTCTATAATTGCTTCTTTGTCTATTTCATAGGAATTTAATACTTTATCATCTATAAGAACATCATAATGAATTTTGCCCATTACTAGTTGATGATATTTCAATCCCCAAGAATTTAACTGTTTGATTGTTTGACTATATAACTGACTATAGATTTCGGTTACATTGCCATTAAATTGGGACATTCCCCTTGCAGTATATATTACAATTTTATACCCCTCATTATAAAGAGAATTTACTAATTGAACATTCTCTTCAATTGGATAACAGTAATTATACTTGGATGGTCCCAAATGTTCGTATCCTTTTGGCCTAAAACAGAGAACATCATCTAGATCAAAGGCAATAGTCTTTTGTTTGCTCATAAAGTAAATTCAATTGAGATGTTATTCTTTTCTTTATTGTTTTGTCGGCATTTGGAAAATTAGATTTAATTTTTGATAAAAATTCATCACTAGAAAGAATATAGTGACAACTTATCATTATGATTTGTTCTCTAGAAACTCTAGAAACATCCCTAACCCATTTTTTCCATTTACCTGAATTATAACATATTTGATAGAGATCTTCAATAAGATTTGTCCCTTTGCATACATCTAAGTAATACTCGGACTCGATTTGACCGAACTCTGGAGCAATATTGATAGCATCTAATCCCAGTGCATATCTAATTTTAACATCAAAAGAATCAATTAAATAATCACCATTATGCTCTTTACTTAAAAGATTATGGTGCTTAACAACTTCAATAAAATTAGATAGTCTACTTGCACTGAAATTTCCAGTATTTGTTCTTGTGGATAAATCTAGTCCTGTACCAGACTGAACAACAGCGTATTTAATTTGAGAAAATTCTAAATCAGTTAGGTTGTTTTTTAAATATCTTAAAAAGTAATCCAACTCATTTGGTTCATATTTAAATATTGCTTCTTCTGTTCCTACCTCATAAAAGACAGAAGGATTTTTTGAATAACAAAATTTAATATACTCAACTGTTTTTTCCGCAGATTCATGAACTGTTTTAGAAACTCTAAAAGGATCAATATGAATTAAATCAAAATTAATAGAATCTGCTCCGAAAGATTCATAACCATCATCACTGACTTGACCTTGTTCAGCACCACCATGATCTCTACAAATTAAGATAGAAGAATTTTTTCCTTTTACATATTCTGTAAAAGTTTGAGTATTCCAATTATTAACATATCCTCCAGAAAAGTCAACCTGTCTTCTAGAGGGAATAAATCCAATAGAATGTTTTTGCCCGTGTTTAATTACACAGTCAACAACATTGTGACTCATTGGACCTATGTAGTATTTTGGGAAATTCATAAAATTCTTACAATTTTTCTTTCATATAAATTTTGGAGATCCACAAATGGAATATATTCCCATTCAATGCAGTGCTCAATTACATATTCATAAAAAGCTTTTTGTTCTCCATCAGCATACTTTTTATTAACATTTAAAGAAATTTCTTCCCCATGATAAAACCAATCATCAAAAACAATTATAGTATCTTTTTTAATATATGGATGAAGATATTTAAAAATAGTTTTTGTGGAAGAATATAAATCACAATCAATATGTAATAGTCCTATTGTTTTATTTTTAATTTTAGAATTTTTTTCAATATCAATTATATATTCTGGGATTGTATCTTCAAACCATCCCTCATAAAATTTGACCTTTTCAATAATAGGTACTTTACCTTTAGTACTAAAATGTCCTTTCTTACATGGTGTATTTTTCCAATCTTCAGGAAGTCCTTGAAAAGAATCAAATCCACAAATATGGAATTTTGAATTCATCAATTCTCTAATTAATCTTAAACTATCACCTTTCCAAACACCAAATTCTAAAATAATTTTAAATTCAGGATTAATATGAGTTAGTGCATATTCTACACTACTTCTTGACATATTTTGTACACTAATTTCACTTTCGGGTTCAGGTTCATACTTTATCTCCATGGTAGATAAAACCTCTTCAATAATATCATTTTTCTGAAGAGATCCGCTTTTACTAACCTTTCCACTTTCAAATATACCAATAAGTTTCTCAAAACACTCTTCTTGTCTTTCTTGTTTAGATATTGGCATTATTTTACTTTAAATTTAAAAATAAATTATATTTGCCAAAATAATATAAAAACATATCAAGAGGATGTTCATGGAGAGGAGCCATATTAATCCAAATAAGAGAACTCAAAATTTCAATTGACTTGTAATCAATGAAATTCTTTTTACAAAATTCTTCAAGAACTTTTTTACAATCTAACAAAGATTTCTTTACATATACATCACAATAAATTTCTTGACCAAAATTAATAGTATATTGATTGTTTGCAAGAATTTCATGCGTCAATGTTAAATTATGATTCAATTTAGCAAGATCATAATTCATGTCCCCTGCATCAATACTGCCATTAAAATCTTGTCTCCAATCAATTAATGTAAACTGATCATTATTGATCAAAATATTATCTAAAATAAAATCCCCATGAAATCCAGTTGAATCAGATCCAATAATTGAATCAAAATTAATTAATTCAATTAAAGATTCCATTGATGGAACAAATACACCATTAATAATATCAGATTCATCTAGTAAGTTATATTTTTCTAAAAATTTATTTACTCTTAAAATTGTTTTATCCTTATAAAAGGATAAAGCATTTTGCTTATAATTTTCGTCTGTTTTTGATACCCAAAGATTATCACTTGCCCAATTTAATAAACTGGCAAATTTTTTAATATCAACTACACTTGCAAAAAGGTCTGCTTTTACATATTCATATTTGTAAAAGTTTTCCGTACTTGAAATAAGTTTAGGAACTAATCCACTAAGTTTTTCAGTTCTAGATACACGATCATAACAAACTTTTTTATTGTGGAAGAATTTAATTACATAATCATCGAAAATAAAAATATTTTCATCTTCTTTATCTAAAACATGAATCGTTCCTTTAATTTTAGATCTAGTCAATTTTAAAGAATCAATATTTCCAATATCATACCAATCATCTACAGTAACTACTGAAAAATCATTCATTTTACGAACTACATGGCAATCACTAAGATCACTAGTTTGTGTAAAATCTAATATTGATTTACAAATATCCCAGAAAGCATCATAGTCTGCTATTCCAGAAACTCCAACATAAACATAATCAAAATTTTGTTCTCCCTTTTCGTTAATTGATACTATTTTACCATTAACACAATTAATAGTTCTATAGGATTGACTACTATTCCCACGGCCACCTATAGACCAGTTTGAGGAAAAATCAATTTTAGAAATATAATCAGAAGAAAGTAGTGTATCGCAAGCATGAAAAACAAAAGGGCATTGCAAATATTCTTCACACAAAGAAATGGAGTAGAGTAGACTACTACCCTCTCCCATATAATTATCAACTTCTACAAATTTAATTTTTCTTTTTGGATGAGCTAGTGTCAAATACTGTTGTACATGAGATCCATAGTGACCTAATGTAACAACAAATTCAACATCATCTGGATAAGATTCGATGATATGAGAAATAATTGGTTTATCACCTACACGAACAAGACTTTTATTTGTAAACTTGGTTAAGTTTCCAAGTCTTGATCCCAATCCACTAGTTGTAAGTAGAACTTTATACTCGGCCATACTTATCTTCCACTCTCACAATATCTTCTTCTTCAAAAGACTCACCAAGTTGAATTTCAATAAAAACTAATTCCTCATCACCAGTGTTTGTGATTGTATGCTTTGCTTCTACTGGAATACGAATAACTTCTCCAGCATTCAAATTTAAAATAGCACCATCAATTTTTACCTCACCAGTACCTTTTACAACTACCCATACCTCACTTCTTTTAAAGTGATATTGATAACTAGGAGATTCTCCAGGATTAATAACAATTTTTTTTACTTTTGTATATTCCTCTTCAAGAATATTTTTATAAGTCCCCCAAGGACGAGATACAGTTTTAGACATTTTCTTTATACCATTGATAAGTTAATTCAATACCTTCACGGAGACCAATTTTTGGTTTCCATCCAAGAGATTTAATTTTATCCACATTAAGAACTTTACGAGGAGTACCATTTGGCTTAGTAGTATCCCAATTAATATCTCGGTCATAACCAACAACATCAGCAATTGTTTCTGCCAATTGCTTAATTGTCACATCCTCACCAGTGCCAACATTAATATGTTCTACTTCATTATAGTTCTGCATACAAGTATAACATGCTTCTGCAAGATCATCAACATGAAGAAACTCTCTCATTGCAGAACCATCACCCCAAAGTTTAACTTCCCAGTGTTCACTATGATTCGCAACAGCATCATGAAACTTTGCAATCATTGCAGGAAGAACATGTGACGTTTCAAAATCAAAGTTATCATTTGGACCATAAAGATTAGTAGGCATCAGAGATATAGCATTAAAACCGTGCTGTTGACGGTATGCTTGACATAACATAATACCAGCAATCTTTGCAATTGCATAGGCATCATTTGTAGGTTCCAATGCACCAGTCATTAACTGATCTTCTGTAATTGGTTGAGTTGCAAACTTGGGATAGATGCAGGATGAACCAAGAAACAACAGTTTCTTTACACCCCAACGATAAGCAGAGTCAATAATATTCGTTTGAATACGGAGATTTTGAGTCAAAAAATCTGCCTTATATGTATTGTTTGCCATAATACCACCAACCTTAGCAGCAGCAACAAAAACATAATCAGGTCTTGCAGATTCAATATATTCATCGGTTATCTGTTCATCTGTAAAATCTACAGATCGACGAGTTCCTTTAATAATATTGGTATATCCTTTTTTTTCAAGGTTTCTTACGATTGCAGATCCAACCATCCCATTGGCACCTGCAACTAATACTCTAGAATCACTGTCCATTAATACACATGTCCTCAACTAATTGTTTAAAAGAAATCTTAGGTTCCCATCCTAGGTCTTCCTTTGCTTTAGAAGCATCACCTAACAAAGTTTCCACTTCAGCAGGTCGAAAATATTTAGCGTTAACCTTGATAACCGTTTTTCCAGTATACTTATCAATTCCCCTTTCTTGAATACCCTCACCCTCCCAAACAATGTTCATACCAAAATAAGGTGCCGCCTCTTCTACAAATTGTCGAACAGAATATTGTTCACCAGTAGCAACTACATAATCTTCGGCTTTATCTTGTTGAAGCATCAACCACATTGCTTCTACAAAATCTTTAGCATGTCCCCAGTCACGTTTTGCATTTAGATTACCAAGTTCAAGAACATCCTGAAGACCGGTTGAGATATGAGCAAGACCACGAACAATCTTTCTAGTCACAAAAGTCTCACCGCGACGAGGAGACTCGTGATTGAAAAGAATACCTGTACAAGCATACATTCCATATGCTTCACGATAGTTCTTGGTTATCCAATATCCATAAAGTTTTGCCACACCGTAAGGAGAGCGAGGATAAAATGGAGTGGTTTCTTTCTGTGGGATTTCTTGAACTAATCCATAGAGTTCACTAGTAGATGCCTGATAAATGCGGACTTGATTTTCCATACCCAAGAGACGCACGGATTCAAGAATACGAAGAGTTCCCACAGCATCGACATCAGCAGTGTATTCAGGCATCTCAAAGGATACTTTAACATGACTCTGAGCACCAAGATTATAAATTTCATCAGGTTGAACTTTTTGAATAACTCTAACTATATTAGTCGAGTCTGTTAAATCTCCGTAATGTAACTTAACATTTTGATACAAATGATCAATTCTTTGAGTATTGATTTGAGAAGCACGACGAATAATACCGTGAACTTCATAACCTTTTTCAAGTAAAAGTTCAGCAAGATACGAACCATCTTGACCAGTAATTCCAGTAATTAAAGCTCTTTTCATAGTAATTTGTTAACAAATTGTTGGACAATTTCTATCTCTTTTTGCAATCCATTATCCATGCCAATATTAAATTTTGGATTAAACCCAAAAACAGTATTATACATTGGATGCATACAGAATCCGTTCTCAATATAAAAACACTTTTTCTTTTCTTGATTTTTATATTCGTTTAATGGAACTTCATCAAATCCATCGTTTGGCATCATAAGAATTTTTTTCCAATCCTTAGTTTTAAACGCAAAAATATTATTTGTAAAATAAGGACGATCAAATTCTTTTAATGAATACTCATGTTTAGCAAAAAATCTATCTGTAGTTTGATAGATGTAATCACTGATTAAAAGTTGAGATTCTACTGAAATACGAATTGGATGAATTCCTCTGTAATAATGATTGATTTTCCAGACAGAATCATAATATTCTTGAGGATTCCATTCCTTTGATTCAATAGTGTGTTTATTTAAAGAAGTATAATTCACACCCCAAAGATCATTTGGCATTAATCTATTGAGAAAATAATCATATATTTTATTCTTAATATCTTCATCAAGAATATAAGACTCAATAAATTGATCCACTAAAGGAATATTTGTGGAAACTAATGGAGAGAGTAATAAATTTTCTTCAGACTCAAGAATGTCAATATTTTCAATTAAATAATCCCAAACATGATTGCTCATAAAACAATCTTCGTCAAGTTTGACGCAGTATGGATTATTATCTTCACTTGCCATGTTTACTTTATGAAGATAATTTCCATTGTAAGGAAAAATAATTACTCTAGTCTTGATTTCTGGATCAACATATTGCATCCAATCTGCATCATTGGTAGCAAATATGTTTAATTGTATTTTTTTCTTATTTTCAGATTTAATTTTATTTAAATAATGAAAAGTTAATTTTGTATACTCAATTGGTCGAGTATGAGGAAGATAATAAATGCTAATCATGAATGTTTAATGTACCACTCAACAGTTTTTTCTAACCCCTTATCTATATGATAACTGGGATGCCACCCTAATTCCGATTTAATTTTGGAAATATCTGTAGCATAACGTCGGTCATGCCCTGGTCTATCTTTTACATATTCTATCATACTTTCATTCTTTCCCATCAAACCGATTATTTTTTTAACAAGATCAATATTTTTAACTTCACATTCTCCACCAATATTATATTTTTCTCCAAGATTTCCTTTTTGAAAAACTGTATATAAAGCATCACAATGATCTTTTACATATAGCCAATCTCTAATTTGTTGTCCATCACCATAGACAGGAATCTTTTGATTTCTTAAAAGACTTCTAATAACTGTTGGAATAAACTTTTCTGGATGTTGATGTGGTCCATAATTATTCGAACAATTAGTAATAATTGTTGGTAAACCATAAGTGTTATGGTATGCCATTACAAAATGATCACTTGCAGCTTTTGATGCTGAATATGGATTTCTTGGTGAATAATTCGTATCTTCTTTAAATTTACCTTCTTCTATAGATCCATAAACCTCATCAGTAGAAACATGAATGAACTTTTCTACGCCATGCTGCAAAGATAAATTTAAAAGATTTACTGTTCCTTTAATATTGGTTTCAATAAACTCAGAACAATCTTTAATAGAATTATCTACATGTGTTTCTGCAGCAAAATTAAAAATTGTTTTAACATTATGATTTTTAAAAATATATTCACACTTATTGATATCAGAAATATACAATTTTATATCTAAGTCATGAATATATCCAAAGTCACCAGCATAAGTAATTTTATCTACACAAATAATTTCTTCATTTGTTCTTTTTTTAAGAAAGTGTAAAAAATTACTTCCAATAAACCCTGCGCCACCAGTAACTAATATAGACATGATTAATCATTCTTAAGTGAATATTTTTCTAAAAGTTCGGGAGAATATTGTTTAATGTCTTTGATACCGTTCTCTTCTCTTTTCTTTTTCTCAAGTTCATAAACTCTATTACGAAGTTCAGTAGTTGAAAATTGATGCCTTCTTAGATGATAATGAATCTCAATATCATTATCAATACAATATTGCTTTCCAGTAAAATCAATATCTTTATATTCTTCGCTTAAGAATCTGATGTGGAAAGTTTGAGTTTTAATTAAATTTAGAAGGTCTGCCTCAGTATCATAAACAAGAATTTCATCCACATATTTGCATCCCTGCAATTGAGCATATCTTTCATAAATGGATTGTGTTGGTTTATTTTTTAAACCAGGTCTGTCAATCGTGGGATCAACTTGAAGTGCTACTTTTAAGTAGTCACACATTTCTTTTTCCATTTTGAGCATTGTGACGTGCCCAGCATGAAAAAGATCAAAACAACTACAATTAAATCCGATTTTCATAAAATTACAAAGTTACACCAATTTGTTGGAGATATTCGATTGCTCCTTGAAGTTTTAGAAGAATTTCTTTTCTTTGAATAATATCATTATTCAATCCTTCAATTTGTTGAATAATATCCTTTTGTTTTTCAATTAACTCTTTCAAATGCTGTTGTTGTTCAGTCATATTTGTATGTTACTCTATAATATCTATTATACTAAAAAAGGTGGGTTTATGCAACCCACCTTTGGTAACTCAGGCTCGCCACTTGCCCTTTGACTGGAGGCAAGAAACCAGGCGGGGTTACCCCATCCGCACCACCAATCCTTTAAAGAGAGATTGGAAACTCTAAAGAGGGTCAACTTGACTCCACCACTTGGTTTTAGGAAACCAAGAAAAGTTGGGTTAACTTTGATATTTCGGAGATACCAAAAAATGCACATAAGAAAAGTACATCCCAAAGTTTGAGTTTAATTGCAAATGGTACTGTAAGAAAACCTCCAATACACTTTAACAATAAACCGTTTTTAAAATCTCCCCATAACATGATTTGATAACCAATTATAAGGAAAAGGTTCCCAAGATATCTCAGGACACTTGTTTTAGACATAAGGGGTTTGCTCCCGACCAGTGCTGTTATAGACCATCCGTGTCTTCATCATCCTTTACATAACAGGGAACGCGATCTGGATCTAACCATTTCGCATATTCAATATCCTCCATTGCAGTAGAGCACTGTAACACATTATCAAAAAGATAAATGTCATTCCAACGTTTTGTATAATAATTTTGTTTTTGTAAACGATAATCGGGTTTACCGTTTATTTCAAGGATACCTGCTTCAATAAAGCGATATCCTTCACGTTCTAGAAGAACTTTTGTCATGCAACTTCTGCTGTTTCTAGATCCTCGATTAGACAGTCAATAAGAATATCATAATCATCTACTGGATCACCAGAAAACACTACACCTTCATTTTGGTAGTAGCGATAAAGTTTTTTGCAAAGTTTAGGATTTTTAACATCCAAATAGAATTCGCCAGCGGCGGCAGATTTAAGAGTGCTGATGTCTTTCTTAAACTTAGAAGTGACGGACATTGTTGTGAACGATTTACTCAAGTATTTTAAAATAGGATTTGATAGTTGTCAAGTGTGCCAATTTCAAAACTGGCAATCGGAGTGGCAGGATTCGAACCTGCGACCCACTGCTCCCAAAGCAGTTGCGCTACCAAGCTGCGCTACACCCCGTTGTTTCAACAATCATATTATATATGGTCTTTTAAATCCTGTCAATAGTTTGGATAAACATCTTCATCATCATTAAAAAATTTTAAATACTTAGAATTAAAAATAAAAGTATCTAGTCTAGTGGAACATAAAATTTCAATATTATTTTTAATTTTTTGATTATCCCAATTCCACCATTGTATTTCTAATAACTTTTCAATTTTATCTACAGAAAATCTATATTTTATTAATTTGGCAGGATTTCCACCAACAACTGCATATGGAGGAACATCTTTTACTACATGTGAATTATTTGCAATAACTGCTCCATCACCAATAGTTACTCCACTCATAATAGTAACATTTTTGGCAATCCAAACATCATTACCAATGATTACACTGCCATTACATTTCATAACATTTGGAGGGCCAGCAGGTACAAATTTTTCAAAAACATGCGGAAATACTCTCCCAAAGGGATAGGTAGTAATCCAATCTGTTCTATGACTAGCTTCAAGATAAATATTGCAATTTTCTCCTATAGAACAAAATTTTCCAATATGTACTTTATATCTATTGGTTGGAAAATGAATATTAATATGTTCTTCTCCATATGTATATTCACCAACTTCTAAATATGGACTAATTTCTCTAGTCATTTAACATTTTTATGAACAATAATAATTCCCATAATTGGTGCAACTATCAACAAATAACATAAAATAAAAAGGAATATATTATTATTTATCAAAGACCCAACAAGGTGAATCATTCTATATGCCTCTCCAATTTTTATACTCATAATAAAAATATTGGTCTACTTCATCAAGACCATTTAAAGGTGCATTTACATTTGAAGTAGACCACTCTAGACAAAATTGCCTCATCACTGAATCAATTTTTTTAAATCCGTGCATTCTAGAAAAAGAAGATAAGGCAAAATGGTATCTTTTTTTAATTTGCGGATCCATTGACACTATCCCAATCTTTTTGAAATTGTTCTAGTCCCTTTTCAGTTAAAACACTCTTATACATTCCCCAGAAAACTACAGGAGGAATTGTCACAACATCTGTGCCAACAATTGCACACTGTTCTACTTGACGAACATCACGAAGTGATGCCGATAAAATTTCGGTATTAAAATTATCATAATCTTGATCATAGACTTTTCTAATATTTTTAATTAGTTCAATTCCATCAATTGATTGATCAAACCAGCGACCAACAAATGGAGAAACATACTTAGCATTTGCTTTTGCTGCAAGAATAGCTTGCGAAACTGTAAAAACCAATGTTACATTTACATCGAAATCTCTACGAGTTAATTCTTTACATGCTTTTAGTCCCTCAACTGTGCATGGAACTTTAATTGTTACATTTTCATAATCAATAAAATCCATTGCTTGAGAAACCATTTCATCAGCAAAATCTGCAACAACTTCTGCAGAAATTGACACTAAATCTGGAAAAGAAGTTGAGATTTCTTTTATAACTTCTATAGGGTCTCTTCCACTTTTTTTAATTAAACTTGGATTAGTTGTTACACCATCAAGTAATCCTGTATTATATGCCGATTTAATTTGATCTACTTCTGCGGTATCTAAAAATATTTTCATTGTTTTTCTCCTATACTTTTATATTTAAATAATTCTTCCTGGATTATATTCAATTCCAGTTAATACTTCATCTAAAAGTTTTCCATATTCTTTAAATTGCTTATCACCTGCGATAAAACTTCTCTGTCTTCTCCAAATCGCTTCAGCAAGCATTCTTCTTTCTTGTTCAGTAAATTGTTCGATTCTATTCATTTGATATTTCCTTTATTGTGGATATGCATGAGTAAGTCCCCACTGGATAAACAATCCTATGGATGTAAAAAGTAAAATCGAAGATATAATTGTTTTAATCATTATCTTCGTCCTCATATGTAGATGGTTCCTCAAAAAGTTCATCTATTTTTTGTTGTAAAACTCTTTGTTGAAGTTCTTGTAAATCTTCGTCTGTGAATCTTACCACTAGTAATGGATCTCCTGCTTTAACATTATTCATTTCTGGATGTTTAATTTTTGGATTTTTTGAATACCCATGATGAGCATTCATTATCATCCAACCTTGCATAAACATTGATACAGCAATTCCAACAAGGACAAACCAAGGAACTAAAAAAATCAGTTCAGAGTGATTTTGAGCCATGGAAGTAGTGGCGGAATAACACCAACTAGTCGGAGGAGTCCTTCAGCAAATAAAGCAAGAACCACCCAACCGACGCACATACTAATGATAGAAGCATTACGGTTGTGTCGTCGTATAGCAGCATCAATCATCTCCTTTACTTCTGTGCGAGTTACATAATCATCGTCAAAAGGTTCCATCATTTCTCATCTCCAAGAAACTTTGCCAAAGGATCTCTTCTGGTTTTAACAATTTCACATGCTCTTTTATAAAACATGTTATCCGTATTACCAGAAGATTCAAAAGTTGCTTTGATCTTCACCCAGTTTTCATAGGTGTGTTCGTCCATGTTGTTTTAGTCTGACATAACTATATACTATTTCTTGCACTTCAAATGTCAAGGTATTGTGTTGATACAAATACATACATTAAAAAAATTCTAAATTTTTGCAGTATTTGCAACAAAATTGTAATAAACGGAAGGTGGGAGAGTCGAACTCCCAAGGGCTTTAACACCTCAACTGTTTTCAAGACAGGTTCCGTCGCCAATCGGATTGACCTTCCAATAAAAGTCCTTAACGGACTTCAAAATCTAGACGCTTAACTTTTCGTTGGCGTCTTGCTTCTTGCCAGGCAATATCTTCAGTAGTTAAAACAGAAGATTTTGATTTTGTATGTACAGAGTTTACCACAATAACATCAGATAAGTCAAGTGCTGAAATTTTTTCCCCACAAACTGTAGTCATATTAGGGCATCCACAACACTTAGTATGACTAGGATGACTTACTAATTCTTTATTGCAATTTTTACAACGTATTACTAACATTTTATTAATTCCAATTAAATTATTTTATTCTTCAAAAAAGGATCTAAGCATCCAAACAAATTTACCGTGATTTTCAATAAACTCCTGAACAATATTTGCCGTAGCATATTGTTTTTGATTATCTGCTTCCTCAGAAACAATTGAAAGCATTTCAATAAGTCTTTGATTATCTTGCATCAATTGGTTAACCATTTCCATGCTTGCAATCCCACTATCAGCCTCAGAAATAGATGAAACTTCAATCACTCTCGAAAGAGCACTGACGGGTTTCATCCCTAAGTATCTCATGTGTTCAGTGAGTTTGTCAATCTCTTCAAACATGGTTTCATATTGTTCACCAAAAAGTGTATGCAGTTGATGGAAATTTGGTCCAACTACATCCCAATGATAAATCCATGTTTTTTGAAATAGAACAAAAAGTGATGCCTGAGCATCACTCAATAGTTTAAAAAGTACTTCCATTATACCACTTTTTGAACTATTTATAAGTGGGCAATATCGGATTCGAACCAATGACCAACTGCGTGTAAAGCAGCTGCGCTACCGCTGCGCTAATCGCCCGATGTTTTTATTTTAAGATGAGGGGGGAGATTTTGTCAACCCCCCATTTTTAACTCAACTTATGAGTAGTTATCAGAACTTGAATCCAAGACCTGTGGTAAACACAGGAGAATAAGTTCCATTAGTAGCACCGTAACTATTAGCAGCATTGGTAGTAGGGAACTTCAGATCAGCAAACCCAACCAGAGAGTTGGTCAGACGACCTTCAAGACCAAGAGCAATCACAACTTGTCCACGATTGCCAACCGCCGACTGATAATTAGCAGTGGTATTATTCACAAAAGGAATCTGATAACCAACACCAGTGTAGATGTTAGCACGGCTCACACCCGACTTAGCACGGGAAATGCTCCAATCATAAGAAACCAGAGCACCACCACCAGCACCAACCTGACCAGCAGGAGTACCAACAAGGTTGGCATAAGGACGAACCGAAACAGCATTCAAATTAGTGAAGTTCTTCACAGCATAACGTGCCTGAATGGTAGCACCAGAAACAGTGCGCTGAGCACCATAACCATTACCAGCAACGCCTTGCTGATTAAGAAGCACACCAGCACCCAGGTAGTTGCCAACACCTTGTGCCTTTTGTGCAGCAGCAACTTCAAGAGCACTCACACGAGTATTAGTAGCAGCAATTTCTTTAGCAAATTGAGCACGAAGAGCAGCGGCAAGAGCAGCATCAGCAGCACTTTGATACTCACTAATACGATCAAGACAGGCATTAGTTAGTGCAGCAAGTTGAGCACGAGTAGCGGGTTGACCAGAACGGAAAGTACCATCAGGAAAACCAGCGACACAACCATAACGCGAAACCAGATTAGAAAGTGCCTGATAAGACCAATCCGTAGGTTGAACGTCTTTGAATTGAGAAACACTAGTAACTTGTGCCATCACAGGAGCGGCGAAAGAAGTCGCAGCGACTACGCCAGCAACGATAATATTTTGAAAAGTCATATTGTATTAAGAATTACAACTACGAAGTTTATTTAATAACCCAAATTTATTGGGTAAGCGGAAGACGAGATTCGAACTCGCAACAACCTGCTTGGAAGGCAGGGACTCTACCGTTGAGTTACTTCCGCAAGGGTGGGAGATTTCTCTCCCAACGAACTTCCTTCACACGGACCAGACTATTATAAAGTATTTTTCAGTCCTCGTCAAGTAATTTTTCAATAACATCGAAATTTAAAACACACCTCTTTGTTTCTTTAGGAACTCCAGCTGCATGGTATAACCACCCATCAAAAACAACTACTCTTCCTTTTTTTGGTGTCACTTTTTCTAAAATTTCAAAATTATTTTCTCTAGGATGCCATCTTGGTCTAGAAGGATTATGTCTTTCAGAGGAAATTACAGTGTCTCCATCAGAATCATTTAAGTAATAAAGAAAAACAACATGTTCTGTATCTGCAACATCCACATGAAATAAATCACTTCTATGGGGAGTAATTGATGGAATTTGCAAAAAACTTCTTGCAAAAAGAACATTAGAAACATCTATTTCTGATTTTTCAGAAATTTCATAAAGTAAAGGTAAAACATAATTAAAATATTCACTCCTTTGATAAGGATCTATCAAACTGTGCGTAAATCCAACTTCGCCTTTACCCTCATCAACCAGATAACTATTAAATCTCCAAGGTATATCTAAACCAAAAAAAGTTTCTTCTAAATGATCCTGATATTTTTTAGATATTACGTTGTCTATTACTTTAATCATAAGAGTATAAAAAACTTAAGAGCCCCCGACAAGATTTGAACTTGCGACCAGCGGTTTACAAAACCGCTGCTCTACCACTGAGCTACAGGGGCGAAACAGGGGAGGCCATCCCCCTGACCTAGAAATATTCTAGGTTTTAATTGGAAGGAGTGCTCTTGAGGTTATCGCAGGATCACTTCCAACTCCCCCACCTGGACTCGAACCAGGAACCGAGCGATTAACAGTCGCGCACTCTGCCAATTGAGCTATAGGGGAATATAATCTGGTGATATATTATCACCATGGAATCTAGGGGGTTCGAACCCCTGACCTCCTGCGTGCAAAGCAGGCGCTCTACCAACTGAGCTAAGACCCCATTGGGAGCAGGGGTAGGATTTGCACCTACGGTCTTTAGGTTATGAGCCTAACGTCTTACTGCTTGACTACCCTGCGACGATGGATTGAGTGTGATACATCTCATCAGGATGTAACAGGGACTCAACCTCTATCACTATTATATAGTAACAAACTTTTGCAAGTTTGTCAAGCGTCCTTTGAGAGATTTGAACTCCCGACACATAGGTTCGTAGCCTACTGCTCTATTCCACTGAGCTAAAAGGACAGGCGAAGGGTGAGGGATTTGAACCCCCATCGCAAGGTTTTGGAGACCTGCATCTTACCATTAGACCAACCCAACGGGGTGACGTATGGGATTTGAACCCATCTGGGTGGTTCCACAAACCACTGCCTTACCACTAGGCTAACGTCACAAGGCAGTGGGTAGAATCAAACTACCGACATGGAGGGTATGAATCTCCTGTTCTATCACTGAACTACACTGCCAAAATGGACGCTGACCTAATGGTTACTCTTTCTGCAGAGGGAGGCGTCAGTCTTTTATATCCTAGCAAGCACCTTGCTGGAGTCCTACGGAAGATGTTGGATTCGAACCAACGGAGGTGTTACCCTCACGGTTTAGCAAACCGCTGCATTAACCGCTCTGCCAATCTTCCAAAGTGGAACCGACAAGATTTGAACTTGTGACCGCTCGGTTATCAGCCGAGTGCTCTACCACTGAGCTACGATTCCTGGCCGAGGAAGGTAGAATTGAACTACCGACACCATGTTCTTCAGACATGTGCTCTACCAACTGAGCTATTCCCCGATATAGTCCTAACGGGATTCGAACCCGTGCTGCCACCTTGAAAGGGTGATGACCTAACCGCTAGTCGATAGGACCATGATGAGAGGGGTATCCCACACGAAGTCACTTATGGATTACGCTTCGTAGCCTTATGAATCCTGCCATCATCCGATGGTGTCTAGGAATCCCTCCCCAATTCCAGTTATTACTACAACATTCTTCTGCAAACTGGCAACCTTTGAAGAATGCGTGGAGATTCGTACTGATGATCTCCAATTGCCCCGACTGGACTCGAACCAGCAACTTAGTCCCGTAATGGACCCACTCTACCAATTGAGTTACAGAGCGTTTCAGTTTATTAATACTGCCCACACACAAAACTGAAGAAAGTGTAGGGACGACGACCCTAACGGGATTTGAACCCGTGATACCACCGTGACAGGGTAGCGTGATAGACCACTTCACTATAGGGTCAAGAGCACAATCCACTACCAATGGTATCATTGGGCAGATCATGCAGTGGGAGAGGAGGGAATTGAACCCCCGATGGTTCTTATGTAACGGTTTTACAGACCGCAGCCACACTTATTGCCAACAGTAGCCACTCTCCCAAATAATATAGGATAAATATTCAGTTGTCAAGGTGCTGGTGGTCTTTTAACCACCCTTTAAAAATACCACCGTTTGGTCTCTGGGGAGAGATTGGTGGACGCTTAGGAAACCGTCACAGGCAACAAAAAAGGGGAGGAAACTTTTGGTTTCTCTCCCCTGTCTTTTTGCTTTTATGGATTAAACATCTTACATATGTCTATCCATATCCGCAAACAGGGGAGTACCCTCAATATGCCAATAACGGCAATCGAGATCACTAAACTGTTTTGTGGACATTGGATAAGACATTGTTTTCGACCTAAGTAAGTTTATTTATAAGACTTTTTTCTCAAAAAGTCAACGGGCTAGGTTGGATTCGAACCAACGACTCACGCTTTAGAAGAGCGTTACTCTATTCCACTGAGTT